TTAATGGACTTAGAACAACGTTTGGTGAAATTTCGTTACCTATCATTTTAGGTAAAGATGTTAGTGGACATAAGACTACTTTTGGTAGTGTGGACTTTCCAATTACCGCTTCTATATTTGTTGATGGTTTTGGTTGGTCTGGTCCACAAACACATTTCGGTCAACTCGCAATGCCTCTTACATTTGAGGCTATGATTGAAGCTGAACGAACGACCTTCGGACAAGTTGTATCTCCGCTTATTTTTGGAGCTACTTCTGAAGGATTTCGTCAAACGTTTTCCGCACTCGAGCTACCAATTACTTTTGAAACAGAGGTTGGACCTGCTCTTGTTACTATGCATGGTAGTGTTGAGTTAGATCTTATCCTTACAATTGACACATCTGGAATTATAAAAATAGCTGGAATACTTCTAAATGATGCACTTGCTGTGTACCTAGGTGATATTGAAGTTGAAGCTGCCTATGTTGGTAGTCAGCAGGTTTGGCCATGAGAGAGAATGAATACCAAGCTAAATTGATTAAACGGTTGGTTGATACGTTTCCAGGTTGTGTTGTTTTAAAAACAGATACAGCATATCAACAAGGTTTCCCCGATCTTCTTATTCTTTGGGGTACCTATTGGGCTTCGTTGGAGGTTAAGGTTTCTGCTCAAGCCCCTTCTCGGCCTAATCAAATTTTCTTTATTGAGAGGTTAGATCAAATGTCATTCGCTGCTTTTATTTATCCTGAAAATGAAGAAGAGGTTTTGCATGCGCTTCAACAGGCATTTGAGTCTCCAAGGTGAACATGCGTTTCTTAGCCCTAGTCAACACCATTGGATTAATTACACTCCCGATCGACTGATTGAACGTTGGACTTCATCTCAAGCTTCTACTTATGGTACACAGCAGCATGAGTATGCTCAAAGAGAAATCAAAGAAGGTCGTCTTTCAAACCTTGTTGGTACAGTAGGCTTATACATCAACGATGCGATTCGTCATAGAATGACTACCGAGCAGATTCTTTATTATTCAGAAAATTGTTTTGGTACTGCTGATGCAATCGCATTTCGATACAATACTCTTCGAATCCATGATTTAAAAACAGGTATGTATCCTGGTTCAGTTCATCAACTTGAAATCTATGCTGCACTATTTTGTCTTGAATACGATAAAGATCCGTTTCAAATCAAGATTGAGTTGCGCATTTATCAAGATAATGAAGTTGTGGTTTATGATGCTGACCCAGAGGACATCATGTTTATCATGGAAAAGATTCAAGAATTTGATAGATTAATTAGTCATCGAAGATTGGAGGATGAATCGTGATTCGTACTGAAGAACAGCATCTTGCGCATTACGGCATCCTTCGACGGTCTGGTCGATACCCTTGGGGATCTGGTGGATCGGTGACTACTCGTAATCGAAGCTTTCTTGATACAATTGATATTCATCGAAAACAAGGTATGTCTGATGCGGAGATTGCTAAAAACTATGGTATGACTACCGTAGAATTTCGTGGTCTTCGAGCAAACGCTAGAGCTCGACAAAAGCAAACCGACATTATGACAGCCGAACGTTTGAAGGCTAGAGGTTGGTCAAACGGCGCAATCGGTGAGCGCATGGGTGGTCTTAATGAATCTTCGGTTCGAGCTCTTCTTGCTCCTGGTGCAAAAGATAGAGCTGAAGCTCTTCAAGCTACAGCTAAGATGCTCAAGGATCAAGTAGCAGAAAAGGGAATGGTAGACGTTGGGAAAGGTGTTGATAATCAACTTCAGATTACTAGAAACCGTCTTGACACTGCCGTTGCCTCATTGAAAGAAGAAGGATATCCTACTCACTCCATTAAGATCCGACAGATTGGCACTGATAAATATACAACCATGAAAGTACTAGCTCCACCTGGTACTACTCTGGGATATGTTCAGAGATTTAGAGATCAAATTCGACAGATTTCTGAACGCTCAATTGATTATGGTCGTAGTTTCTTAGGCATTGATCCACCAATCTCGGTTAGTTCAAGGCGTATTCAAATTAACTATAAAGAAGATGGTGGAGATAAGGCAGACGGTGTTATCTTCGTTAGACCTGGAGTGAAGGATCTTTCAATCGGTAAAAACAATTACGGCCAAGTTCGCATCATGGTGGACAATACCCATTACTTGAAGGGTATGGCTGTGTATAAAGATGATCTTCCTGCTGGTGCTGATTTGGTGTTTAATACAAATAAAGCCAATACTGGTAGGAAGAAAGATGTTATGAAAGAGTTAGAGAAAGATAAAGAGGGAAATGTAGATCTTGATAATCCATTTGGCTCCATCGTACGACAAGTTCATGATGAAAAAGGTAATGTTTCTTCTGCAATGAATATTGTCGGTAGTCCTACGAAACCAGAATCTGGTGTAGAAGGTTCTTGGGATACATGGAGTAGAACTCTTTCATCTCAGATGTTGTCGAAGCAAGATCCAAAGCTTGCTCAACAACAACTCGATTTAACATTTGAACGACGTCTCATAGAATTAGATCAAATTAGTAAGCTCACTAATCCTACAGTTCGTAAAGATCTTCTTACTAAATTTGCAGATCAAACGGATGCTGCATCTGTACATCTTAAAGCAGCGGCTTTACCTAGACAAGCGAATAGAGTTCTTCTTCCTATTTCGTCTATGAAGCCAAATGAAATTTATGCTCCTTCTTTTAGAAATGGGGAACGTGTAGTACTTATTCGCCATCCTCATGGTGGCACGTTTGAAATCCCAGAGCTAGTTGTGAATAATAAAAATCGACAAGCGCGAAAACTATTACCACCTGGTCCTAGGATGGATGCCGTTGGTATTCATCATAGTGTTGCTGAACGTTTGTCGGGAGCAGATTTCGATGGAGACACAGTTCTTGTTATCCCTAACAATAAAGGATCTATTAAAAGAACTCCTGCTTTAGAAGACTTGAAGGGATTTGATCCTCAATCTTATAAGCTTCCTGATAATTCACCCATCCCTCGTATTACTAGTGCTCGGAAACAACAAGAGATGGGTAAGATTTCTAATTTGATTACGGACATGTCTCTTCATGGCGCAGATGCAGATGAGCTTGCTCGAGCAGTTAAACATTCCATGGTTGTTATTGATTCAGAAAAGCATACTCTTGATTTCGTACAATCGGAAAAGGATCATGGAATTGCTAGCTTGAAGGAGAAGTACCAGGGTGGAAAGAGAGCTGGTGCTTCTACTCTTATCAGTAGAGCGGGTTCTGAAATCAGAGTACCCGAAAGAAAGGTAAGACCAGCTAGTCAAGGTGGACCTATCGATCCTATTACAGGTAGGCGAGTCTTTGTAGAAACAGGGCGTACAATTCCAACTCGAACTGGAGGAAGAAGGTTAGCAGTAACTAAGTCTCAACGTTTGGCTGAGACTGAGGATGCGTTCACTCTTTCTTCTGGTACAAGGATGGAAGCGGTATATGCTAGGCATTCTAATAAGTTGAAGGCTATGGCTAATACAGCGAGGAAGGAAGCCGAAGCTACTGTAAGTAAACCTTATTCCCCATCTGCAAAGAAAGTGTATTCGAAAGAAGTAGCTTCTTTAAATGCAAAACTAAACCTCGCTAAGAAGAATGCCCCCCTTGAAAGACAAGCCCAGCTCATAGCAAATGAGACCGTCTCCATAAAGAGGCAGGCTCATGCCGGTAAGATGGATCCAGCTGAAGTTAAGAAGATTAAACAGCTGGCTTTGAATCAAGCCCGTATTAGAACTGGTGCTCATAAAGATCGGATTGAGTTAACGCAGGCTGAGTGGGATGCTATTCAAGCTGGTGCTATCAGTACTCATAAATTGAGTGAGATTCTAAATCATAGCAACCCCGATACAGTTAAGCGTTTAGCTATGCCAAAGACTCAGCCTAAGATGTCGTCTGCTAAGATAGCCCGTGCTCAATCAATGCTGGCTGCTGGGTATACACAGGCTGAGATAGCAGCTCACCTTGGTGTTGGTCTGACTACACTCAAGGAAGGTATCAGTAATGGCTGATACTATTGAGTACATGTTAACAACAGTTGACAATCCATTTGATCCATTCACTAGGTTTGATGAATGGTTAGCCTATGATACAAGAATGGGCTACCATTCCTCTGCATTCCTCGATCGTATAGCTATCGTATCAAGTGATTTATCTGAAGCTGACCAGTCTCTTGCTATACAAAATGCAATTGATGAAATCGTAGAAGAAAATGTTTCAGGAATGTGGATTAAAGTTTCAAAAGAGGAAGGTAGGGATAATATTATTTAGGGGGGGAGGGGGTCGAAAAATACTACCCCCCTATAGCATCGCCCGGCTTACAAAAAAAGCCCCGGGGGGATATTTTCCACAAACAATTCGACTTTTTCCGGGGTTAAAAGTGTAGGGAAAGGAGCTCGAACTCTATAACTAATGAGAGGAGGTCGCGTGCCCTCGAGAAGAAGGCGTTCGAAAGATGAACGAACTCCTCGGAAACCCGCGACAACTCCTGAAGCTCGTGAGAATGAGATGGTTTCATATGCCATTGATCTTGCCGAGGAGCAAATTCGTGACGGAACGGCTTCATCTCAAGTCATTACGCATTTTCTAAAGCTGGGTTCGACTCGGGAACGTCTTGAACAACAGCGACTCGAGCATGAAAACGAATTGACTCGGGTTAAGATCGAAGCTCTCGAAGGTCAGAAGCGAGTAGAAGAGTTGTATATGGAAGCGCTACAAGCAATGCGCTCTTACACGGGTGAAGAACCTCCTCCCGAATCTGATGTCGAAGATTAGAACATATTCAGAAGTTCGTCAACTAGAAACGTTCGAAGAACGATATCATTATCTTAAATTAGGTGGAGTTACTGGACGAGCAACATTTGGATTCGATCGATGGATTAATCAGCGCTTTTACAAGTCTCGGGAATGGAAACGAGTTAGAAACTATATCATAGTCCGTGATGACGGGTGTGATTTAGGTATTCCCGGGTTTGAAATTGCTACAGGTTTGTTAGTTCACCATATGAATCCCATATCTCTAGATGATATAGAGCATGGTGAAGAATGGCTTCTTGATCCAAAGTTCCTCATAACAACGTCTCTTAGAACACACAATGCTATTCATTATGGCGATGAAAGTCTGCTCCCCAGAGGTCCAATTGTGAGAGAGGCTGGTGATACAAGGCTTTGGTAGGAGGAATACAGGAATGGATGATATTTTACGAATTTTGCTCGGTCCATTCTCATCACTGGTCTTAGTACTTCTAATTCTCTACGGCGGAAGAGCGCGATGGTGGGTATTCGGATGGTATGCCGCCGAAGTGGTAAAGGAGCGTGATGAATGGAAGGAAGTAGCATTACGCGGAACGAAGATTGCTGAAGTAGTAACATCGATAGTTGGTGACAATGGAGAAAAGAACAAATGAAGTGGCCTTGGAACCACTCAGAAGAACAACAAAAGGATATTCAAGAAAATAAGAAAGAAATTACTAAAGTAAAAACTAGGCTCGATAAGATTGAGTCTATTGATATTATCGCCGAAGAACTTGCTGTATTACAACGAAACGGGGACGGGGAGTAATCGTGGACATCACTACCGGACTGGTAACCATTAGTCTGTGGATTATGATGTCTGGATTTGGTATATTCGTTTCATTTATAAATATTTTAATAGCACGTGAAGATTTAACCTATCAGATTGGTAAAACGAAGCAGCATTATCAACGTTCTCTTGTCGCAAAAGTGAACATTGCTAATGAAATTATGCGATGTGTGACTCTATTACTCCTCTTTATTGCTGGAATATTAGTTGCATCAGTACAGTTTTCTCCCGATCCACCTCCAGCTTCTCTTTATGTTCGAGGTGTAATTTTGCTGACTATAGCTGTACTTGTAACAAAATCGTTGTTATATCGTTGGCTTCGACATAAATTAAGATCACAATGAAAAGGATGTTTTATGGCAAATCCAGTTGAAGTTGTTAAGAATCGTCCGGCTGAAACGGCGATGCCTATTGCGACTGTGCTTGCTGCTCTTATTGCAAAGTTCGCAGGTGTTGAGGATACCGATACCATTTTCTATATGGCTATTGTACTTTCTTTTGTGCCTGCAGGAATTACGTGGATCGTAGAACTAGTAAAAGATAAAAACGATGATGAAGGAGAAGTTTAATGAACGAGTTTGAGAATCCTCCTGGTGAGAGGGTAGAAGAGCCTACACCGCCCGACGCTCCTGCTGAGGAGCCCGCCGCACCATCTGAGCCTGTGCCTGCTCCGTCTACTGAGCCACCTGAAGCACCGGCTGAACCTGCAGAAGCACCAGCTGAGCCAGCTGAGCCTGCAGAGCCTTCTGAATAACTAATCTAAATGAGTGGGTGAGATAAATGGAAGCTAGTATTCTTCTTAGCACTAAGAAGGTTTTGGGTGTTGCCGAAGATTACACCGTATTTGACGAAGATATTCTCATGCATATTAATTCCGCAATCTCTACGCTCACCCAGCTAGGAGTTGGACCTACTACAGGGTTTACTGTTGAAGATGCTGACGATGAGTGGTCGGATTTTGTCGACGAAGCGGATCATCAGTACAATGCTGTGAGGTCGTATGTCTATCTTCGTGCTCGAATGCTTTTTGATCCTCCGACTACGTCGTATCTTATTGCGGCGCAGCAGAAGCAGATCGAAGAGCTTGAGTGGCGTTTGAACGTTCATAGAGAAGAGACGGGTTGGGTCGATCCAGATCCTCCCGTTCTCCTCTCTGACGACGAAGCTGCTTAGGAGGTTGAGATGGGAATTGAAGGAGTAGAATTGCTGACTGGATGGCCAGCAGCTGAGAATCGCGGACAGAGTGATGGTGTAGAGAGGGAAAGTTCTCAGGATGAGCATGATCGACAGACTGCCGAGAAGGCTGCAGCGATTAGAGAACGGCAGATCCGACTAGGACATGTTCCTAATCCGGACGAGGAGTCTCCGGCACCAGAATAGGAGGCACGATGCCTAATCTGGTTATTGTAGCGATTCCAGCAAAGGATGATTATATTCACAAGATTTCTAGTGAAAAAGTTCCTCATCTGACTCTCTTATTTCTTGGGGAAGTAAGTAAAGTCAAAAACTTTGCTGGAATCGTGGGTTTTGTGAAGCATGCCGCAGATCGATCGCTTACATCTTTTGGTTTAGAGGTCGATAGGCGTGATGTATTAGGTGATGACAAAGCTGATGTGTTGTTCTTCTCGAAATCTAAATGGAGCGGATTCGAAGGTATAAACGATTTTAGATCGTACCTTCTTAAAGATCATAATATTCGTACCGCATATGATTCGGTTGAACAGTTTCCTGAATGGAAACCACATATCACGCTTGGTTATCCTGATACTCCAGCTAAACCCGATAATCGAGATTATCCTGGAATTACCTATGTGAACTTCGATCGTATTGGGGTTTGGTTTGGCGATTATGAAGGCCTCGAATTTCCTTTGAAAACTCCTAATTGGGAAATGGAAGTGGCTATGAGTGATAATATTGTAGATAATATTCTTACTCATTTCGGAAGAAAAGGTATGAAATGGGGTGTCCGTCAGAAGAGATCGAGCAGCGTTACAGTAGCTGACAAAGGAAAGAAACTCAAAGTTAAAGGTGGACATTTCCGTACAGGAAGTCCTGACGCTGTACGCGCGCGCACGCTCGGGCAGGTGGGAAAGAAGAGTGGTCTCAAAGCGCTTTCTGATCAAGAGTTGCAATCATATTCAAGGCGATTGCAGCTTGAACAAAGCGTTAGGAGACTTGAGTATGGAGAAAAGAGTGCTGCTAAGAGATTCGTGCTTAAAGCTCTAGGAAAAGCTGGAAGTCAAACAATTGATAAAGCTACGGACGAAGCTTCGAGCAGAGCCAAGCTTGCTATAGCTGCAAAAATCGCTACCGCAGCTGCTTAGAAAGGAGGGTTAGCATGGGTCTGTCTAATACCGCGACACCGATCTATTATGGTCTGTTTCGTGAGGCAGTTCTCCGAGGCGATATTCCGGTAAATCGTGAAATCGCTCAGGAGATGAATCGAATCGATTCGCTTATTGCTAACCCCAATATCTATTATGACGATCAAGCTGTTGAAGGATTTATTCGTTATTGTGAAGGAGAATTAACTCTAACGGATGGATCAGATCTTCATCTTCTTGATTCGTTTAAACTTTGGGCGGAACAAATTTTCGGTTGGTATTATTTCGTTGAACGGTCAGTCTATGTCCCGACTAAAGATAATCATGGAGGACACTACGAGAAACGACTGATAAAGAAACGTTTAACGCTTAAGCAATATTTGATAGTTGCTCGTGGAGCAGCTAAGTCGATGTATGCGTTTTTGATTCATAGTTATTTTCTAAATGTCGACGTATCAACTACGCATCAAATCAACACTGCGCCTACTATGAAACAGGCGGAAGAAGTTTTATCTCCATTTCGAACTTCTATCACGCGCTCGCGCGGGCCCCTGTTTAAATTCCTTACAGAGGGATCTCTTCAGAATACAACCGGCTCGAGAGCTATGCGAGTAAAGCTAGCTTCGACTAAGAAAGGTATCGAGAATTTTCTTACCGGTTCGATTCTTGAGATTCGTCCTATGGCTATTAACAAGTTGCAGGGTCTTCGTCCGAAGATCTCTACGATTGACGAATGGCTATCTGGTGATCTCCGAGAAGATGTAGTAGGCGCAGTAGAGCAAGGGGCATCAAAGCTCGAGGATTACTTAATCGTAGCCATCAGTTCTGAGGGAACAGTTCGAGCAGGTTCTGGTGATACGATTAAGATGGAGCTTGCTGATATTCTCAAAGGTGAGTACTACGCGCCACATGTTTCGATCTGGCATTACAAGCTTGACGAAATCGAAGAAGTTGGTGACCCATCAATGTGGGTCAAAGCTAATCCAAATTTGGGAGCGACGGTTTCTTATGAAACATACCAACTCGATGTGGAGCGTGCCGAAAAGGCGCCCGCCTCTCGCAACGATATTCTCGCTAAGCGTTTTGGGATTCCGATGGAGGGTTATACTTATTTCTTCACTTATGAAGAAACTTTGGTTCATCGGACTCGTGAGTTTTGGCAGATGGCTTGTGCTCTCGGTGCTGACCTTTCTCAGGGTGATGACTTTTGTGCGTTCACGTTTTTATTCCCGTTAGGTCGAGAACAGTTCGGAGTAAAGACTCGTAGTTATATTACAGAGTTAACATTGATGAGACTTCCCGCAGCTATGCGACAAAAGTACGACGAGTTCATTAACGAGGGAAGCCTTCATGTCATGGATGGGAATATTCTTGACATCATGGAAGTCTATGATGATCTAGATAGGTTCATCCTAGCCTCTGAGTATGACGTTCGTACAATTGGATACGACCCATATAATGCTAAAGAGTTTATTGCTCGTTGGGAAGGAGAGAACGGGCCGTTCGGTATCGAAAAGGTTATTCAAGGAGCAAAGACCGAATCGGTTCCGTTGGGTGAGATCAAGATTATGAGTGAAGAACGACTTCTGATTTTTGATCAGGCGCTTATGTCCTTCGCAATGGGTAATGCCATTACACTAGAAGATACTAATGGAAATCGAAAGCTTCTGAAGAAGCGACAAGATGAAAAGATCGATAATGTCGCAGCTCTTATGGATGCATGGATCGCCTTCAAGTTAAACAAGGAGGCTTTTGAATGATTATAGGGAAGGAGGTGTAATGTGGCAGGAGTTGGTACGGCGTTAAAGCATGCCTGGAATGTATTCGCTAACTTAGATACTAGACGCGTATTTTCTCAGTATGGTGAGCCAAATTTCGGAGGAAGACCTGATCGTGTAAGGCTCAGAATTCCTAATGAACGATCAATGATTTCCTCTATTTATACACGTCTTAGTATTGACGTTGCTTCCGTTGATATGCGTCATATTAGAACGGACGATGAGAAGAGATATCTTGAAGATGTCGATAGCGGCCTTAATAATTGTCTGACGGTCGAAGCTAATCTCGATCAAGCTGCGCGAGCTTTTAGGCAGGATATTGCTATGACTCTCTTTGATAGAGGCGTTGCGGCACTTGTTCCCGTCGATACAACAATTAATCCAGAGGTCAGTGGCGGATTCGACATCTTGACTCTTCGTGTTGGTGAGGTTGTATCGTGGTATCCAGAGCACGTACGAATTAGTTTGTACAATGATAAGAAGGGTCGACGCGAAGAGATTACTCTGAAAAAGTCGGCGGTAGCTATTATCGAAAATCCGTTGTATGCTGTAATGAACGAACCGAATTCAACTCTTCAGCGTCTACTCAATAAACTTAATCTGTTGGATGCTATTGACCAACAGTCTGCTTCTGGTAAATTAGATATCATCATTCAGCTTCCATATGTAATTAAATCTGAATCTCGCAGACAACAGGCAGAACAACGCCGTGCGGATATTGAGTTTCAACTTAAGGGTAGCCAATATGGCATTGCCTATACGGATGGAACAGAAAAGATTACTCAGCTAAATCGTCCAGCCGAGAATAATCTTATGAGCCAAATCGAGTTCCTAACCGAAATGCTTTATGGTCAGCTGGGTCTAACCGAAGAGGTCATGAACGGTACGGCTGACGAAAAGGCCATGTTGAATTATTGGAATCGTACAATCGAACCTCTTCTCACCGCAGTCGTTGAATCTATGCGACGCACCTTCTTGACTAAAACAGCTCGGACACAAAAGCAGACGATTCTGTTCTTTAGAGATCCATTTCGTTTGGTGCCGATTGAGAACATTGCCGAGATTGCGGATAAGTTTACTCGTAACGAAATTGCCACGGCAAATGAAATTCGGCATGTTGTTGGTTGGCCTCCTCACAAGGATCCAAAGGCTGACAAGCTAGTTAACAGCAATATGCCAGAAGAGGTACCAGTTAGAATCACAAATGGTAACGAAAACGGAACTAAGGAAGAGGTTCCGGCTATTCCTCAATTAGTACGGAGAACATCAAATGGCCGATGATCTAAGATTTAAGGAAGGAAGTCAAAATGGGAGAAAAGGCTAAGCCTGATTTTAGCGGCTATGCCACCAAAGCTGGGCTCGAGTGTTCAGACGGCCGGACGATCATGCAGGATGCCTTCAAGCATCAGGATCAAGTTCAGGTTCCGCTTGTCTGGCAACACACGCATAACGAGCCCAGTAATGTGCTCGGTCACGCCATCCTCGAGAATCGTGAAGATGGTGTTTACACTTATGGTTACTTTAATGACACCGATCAGGCAAAGCATGCTAAGACATTGGTGATCCATAAGGACATCACGTCGTTGTCTATCTATGCTAATCAGCTCACGGAAAAGGGTAAGAAAGTTCTTCATGGATTTATCCGTGAGGTAAGCCTAGTATTGTCCGGTGCTAACCCTGGCGCACTTATTGATAACATTACTTTGGCGCATGCTGACGGCGACATGGTTACGTTGGAAGATGAAGCAATTATCTATACTGGTTTGGAACTTAATCATGGCGATCAGAAGCCTTCGGAAACGAAGGAAGTCGAACACGCTGAAGATGATCCAACTATTCAAGAAGTTTACGATTCGATGAGTGATGAGCAGAAGGAAGTTGTTCATTACATGGTGGGCACTGCACTTGCTGAAAAGGTTACAGAGATGAAGCAGGCCTCCGGAAAATCTGAATCGGATCTTACCCATGATAGTAAAGAAGAGGAAGGACGGCGCATGACCCGTAATGTCTTCGAGGAGCAGGAGCGCGAAGGCAAAAAGGAAGAGCATACTCTCTCGCATGACGCGATCAAGGGGATCGTTGCCGACGCCGAGAAGATGGGCTCGCTGAAGGAAGCCGTCGAGGCTTATGCACTTCAGCACGGTATCGATAACATCGAAGTTCTCTTCCCAGACGCTCGCACTCTTACGAGCACTCCTGAGTTCGATTCTAGGCGAGTTGAGTGGGTTTCGGGTGTCATTAACGGTACTAGGCATTCGCCGTTCTCTCGCATCAAGTCCATCATCGCCGATATTACCTTCGACGAGGCACGTGCCCTAGGCTACATCAAGGGTACTCTGAAGAAGGAAGAGTACTTCGGTGTCTCGACTCGCTCGACTACTCCCAGCACGATCTACAAGAAGCAGAAGCTCGATCGTGACGATATCATCGACATTACGGACTTTGATGTCGTGGCTTGGCTTAAGGCCGAGATGCGTCTCATGCTGGACGAGGAGCTCGCGCGCGCGATCCTTATCGGTGATGGTCGTGCCGTTGATCATGACGACAAGATCAAGGATCCGGCTGGAGCTACTGAAGGTGCCGGTATTCGTTCGATCCTTAACGATCATGATCTTTATGCAGCAACGGTTACTGTCGACGATTCGGCTACTCCGGATGTTGTTGTCGATGCATTCGTTGGTGCTATGGGTTACTATAAGGGCT